TCAACTGATGTATATGGTTTTGCAGCATAAGGAGGATAAAATCTATGGTGCCCTAAAAGAAGAGGTACTGGTCCCCAAATATTTGACTTGTTTGAAGGCAATGATAAAGCATAACTTTGTGATGTTTTTCCATCATAGGCGTTAGTTAAACCTTCTGTGGGTGTTTTTACAGGGCAAATAGCATTTATAAGTGACATACCTCCTGCAAACCAGGCAGCACTAAAAGCAAAAGTAGCTATTTGGAATCCAACACTTCCAAGTGCTTCAAGACCTAAACCATAAGCTGTTAAATATCCAAGACCTAAAAATGAACCTGCACCAAAGGTTATAGCAGTAATAGCTATCATCGCTACTACGCGTAAAATGTTTTTTCCTCCTCCTCCATGAGGAACAGCTTTTACTGTTATTATATCATTTTCTTTTACTATTAATGTTTCATACTGTTCTTTTGTGATTAAAATGCCATTAACAAGAACACGTAGATCACTATATGCATAAAAAGTTATACCTGATTTATCTAATACATCTGCAAGAATTTGATTAGGCAATGCAGATGTTATTATAGGTTCATGATAAAAAGGATGAGGAGAAGCTGTAATAAGAACTTTATTGTTTTCCACTTAATATCTCCTTGTAACGATAAAATCCTTGTATTCTCTTTTTCCATCTAGGATCATAATATTTATCACATACTGAATCATGTCCAGGTAATGTATGTATCATATAAGTATTATTTATAATAACACCAGTATGTACTGGACTACCTATTATGTTCATGATAATTATATCAAAAGTAATAGGTTTGTCAACTTGTTGCCAATTAATAAGTTGATCTTTAATAAGAAGTTCTATCTCTTTTAATTCTTCTATAGATGCATAATCTTCAATATAAGAAGGAAGTAAAATATTTAGTTCATGTTTATAAACAAGTTGCACTATACCCCAACAATCACACCCATTAAAATCTCTGCCTTTATCTTTGTAAGGGATACCTATATATTTATTAAACATTAGAATAATCCTGGAAATTGAGAAGGCACAAAAGAATCTTTTACTAAATATGATGTTAAATAGTTTTCTGCTTTTATAGTAGCTTCTATGGTAAGAGCATTATAAGATATATGACTTATAAACATATCTGTAAATTCTATTTCAATAGTATCAGGATCACTGGCAAGAATAAGTTTAATATTAACACTTATTTCACTAGATATGCTACGAAGTGCTGTTATAATAGTAGGAGTTATATTTTCTATTATAAGTGTTGCTTGAGGTACATTGTCAGCTGTATCATCAGGTATTTTCATATCAAAAGGATAGTAAATATATGTATCGCCAAGATGAACAATGTTCTGACCTCCAGAACAAATACGAATAGAATCTTCTAATGTTTCATGATCTAAAGTTATAAGTAAAATGAATATTTCATCAGAACCTTGTGAATTTACTGCTTGTCGAAAAGTTAAAGAAGTTTCACGACTCATGGTAGTATCTCCATTTCAAGTTGTGCTATATAATAATTTCCGCCAGCAGGTGTATAATGAGGAGGGGCAGTAAAACGTAAATCTGCAACAACTCCAGTACGAGGATGCACCCAAGTTACAGCAGTAGCACCAAAAGCACATGTTGTCTGGTATTGTGTAGTCATTAAACTTGTCTGATATGATGTAAGTAACATCTGACCTTTAATTTTTGTTATATTAGCGGATGTTACACGGCGGACACTAGCTGGTCCTATATCATTACCAAAACGTATTGTTCCATCAGGTAATGTTTCATCATAACCTTCTTCCATAAACTCACTAGGTAATCCAGCATTCCAACTAGCCATATTATCTCCCTGTAAGTCTAGGTTTTAAACCATACATGTTTTTTAATACTTTTCCAAGAGAACCATCTACGGCAGACTGACCTATCATATTATCGAACATCAGGTCTATTCTAGTATTACCTTGTTTATCTGTAGATACATTTGTTTCTGGTGTAGAAGGAGCATTATATACATTTACAGTTACATCCCCTTTACCACCTTTAAGTTTTGAATGCGGAATTACTTCTTCATTTTCTCCTGCTTCTCCTATATCATAGCGGCGACCAGACGAAAGACCAACACCAACAACATGCTCACTTATAGTTCCACCTTCAGCGAAACTTAATCCACTTAAACCTGAAGTTATTGATGCTGCTATTGGTTGAAGTATAGCCATACGAATAACAAGTCTAAGTAAATCTTTCATCATGGCATCTATCATATCTCTCCATGCCATCTTACCTGTATCAGTAAAATCTATTAAAGCATCTTCCATAGAACCTAAAGCATCACCAACAGCATCTTTAAACCCTTCAAAAGGATTATATTCTGCAAATGACTTAAATGCTCCTGCAATACTAGATTTAAAATCTGTAGCTTCAGTAGCAGTTGCAGAAAGTTCTTTTTTCATATCTGTAAGAGCTTTAAGTCCTTCTTTTGTTTCAGGTACATATCCTGCAATTTTTGCATTATATTCATTCATTAATGCTCGCATTTCTTTTGCTTTGGCATAAGGATCATAACGATTGCTAAATTCTATTTGTTCTTTCTTTTCTTTAAAGTCTTTAAGGTATTGTGTATTAAATGCAGTTTTCAATGTATCTGGCATATCCTTAAGGTCTTTTTTCAGTTCATCTAATTCTGCTTGTAACTTAGCTATATAAACAAGAAGATCGTTGCTTTCATCATCTAGTCCTTTGCTTAAAGCATATTTAAAAGATGCAAAAGCATTTTTAAGGTCTAATTCTAGGTCTTTTATCTTTGTTTCTACTTCAGTCATAGCAGCGGTAAGACCGATATCGAAGTCATAATCCGTATCTAAAGCAACTAGCTTTGTCAACTGTGTAAATAAATCTTTTGTGTTTCCTTCTGCTTTTTCAAGTTGTAAGTTAAGTTCTTTTACAGGATTAACTATAACTGAGTCTTTGCCATCTGTAGATGTGCTTCCAGGCAAATATTTTGGATTAAATAGCTTATCAAACATTTGTGCTGCTTCTTCACTTACACTAGCAATAAATGCACGTATTTTTGCAAAATCTTCTTTCATTGTTTCTTTAAATGTATCTGCAAAAGTAGGCTTAGGCGGGTCTATGAAAAACATACTATTAATATCTGCTTTTAAATCCTCAATAGCTTTCTCATTAACTTTTCGCCAATGTTCTATGCTATCTTCAGCACCTTGTAATGGTTCTTTATCTATAAGTTTACTTATAAAACCTGGTTTTAGTTGATTTCCTTCAAATTGTTGCTTAAATCCTTTATGGTTCTCTTCACTTTGCTTTCTTAAATCTTTTCCAGCTTTTTTGGTTGCTTCTAATATTTCTTTTATTTTATGATGCAATTTGTCAAAGAATTTAGATACAGGAGAGAAAAATTCTGCTATATCTTTTATAAGGTCTTTTATGTTTTGGATAAATTCTTTAATGCTAGGAATTAAAACACGTATTGCTGTAACTATAGCATAAAATGTGCCAATAACTAAACCCGCTGCAATTACTATAGCTCCTAGTTTTATAGCAGTCAGTGCAAATTTTCCTATCGCTATAGTCTGACTTACAATTAGTGCCTTTATTGCAGCTGTAAGTAATTTAGTAGCTTTTACAGCTAAGAAAAAGACTTCAGTGTATAAAAAATATTTTAATACTATTTTTATTGGTCCTGATAAGTTATCAAATGCAGTAAATAATGCTGCTACTGCTTTTACTACTCTTTCAAATGCTGTTAATACTATATCAAGAGCTCCGGCAAGTTTATCCATCATAACCATAAACCTGCCCATATCTTTATTATTAGCTATATTACTAAATTCTTCATTCCATTTTTCTATATGTTTTAGAAAAACTTCTCCAAAAATATTTTGTGTTTCTTTAAGTTGGCTTACTAACTGAATACTTACAGTAAGAACTCGTCTTATGCTTTTTTCCCATACAGCATAACCTGTAGTTGGGTCTTGTTCTATCATAAGCCTATTAACTTTTTTCTGATTTGATGCGATAGCCTCTACAACTTTATTAAATATTTCAGCTCGATTAGTCATATTACGAAGGTCTTTTATTTCTTTTGTACTAAGAATACCCATATTCTTCATAGTACGTAAAAGAACATTAGATGCTCTCATCTGACCATCCATAAGACCTGTAATCTCTGAACGTAACTGTTTAGCTGAATCACCAGTGGTACGTGCCACAAGTAGTGTATAGTCTACAAAATAAGCAAATGACTCAGTCATTTTAGCAGGAATAATCACACCTTGCTGTGCGACTTCATCCATAGCTACACTAAGCTCTTTCATAGAGCTAATGGACTTAATACTAGCATCTGCTAAACCATTTACAACTGCACTTGCATCAGCAAAACCTTCTTCAAATGTGATAGTGCCATTGCTTGCCATATTAGCAAACATTGCAAGTTTAGCCTGTAAAGCAGCTAATTCACCAGCATCTAAAATTGCTTGTTTTATTGTTTCAGATGTTTTACTAAGTAATGCTTCAAAAGCATTCATAGCACGATATGCTATAGTAAAACCTATTGCAACCCTACCAAATGTCTGCCACCAAGAATTAAGCACACCTGCATAAGCCTCACCTTGAGGCTTAAACTTTTTTGTTTCTTTTGTAAAATGACTTACACTTTGTCCTGCTTTTTTTGTCTTATCTGCTAACTGTGCAGTAGTATTTCCTAACTTGTCTATAAGTTGGTCAGATTTTTTCTTAGCATCAAACATAGAAGTCATATCTTTATCTAATGCTTTCATTTCATTAGCTGTTTGTTTAGTGACTCGTCCTAGCTCTTCTGTTTCATCTACAGACAACCTAGTTAATTCACGAAGACTTGCACCTTTAGCAGCCATATTTATATTTAATGCTTTTCTTAATTGCGTAAGTTTCCTAGTTAATGTATCTGCTTCTTCTTTCATTCCTTCAAAGGGCTTTTTCTTAACAAGTTTACCGACAGCTTTTTCTATCTTATTAACTTGTTTAATAAGCTCTTCAAAATTAGCATCAAAGTCAATTTCATACTTAGGCATTTCTACCTCGTAGATAAATACTGTTTAAGTTTTTTACGCTCATTATCATAAAAACCTTCAGTATAATGTCCATGTATTTTAAGGAGCTTCTCAAGTTTTTTATCCTTTGACTCGAACAATAATCCTAACATTATAGCATCTATTGCTTTTTGCCTTAACGCTTCATTAAAGTAAACAATAAGTTTAGCAGTAGGAAGCGTTAAGGCTTTTTCAAAATCAATGTTTAAGACATGGGCGATGGTTCCTGCTCGTTCGATTCTGGAGATAACTGTACTTGAGAAACTCCTTGGGAGAAATTTTCAGTAATTACACTCAGAACCTTAGTAATAGCAAGCAATCCTACTTTTTCTAATTCTTTTACATCGCATTGCAATACGTTTGCAAGAATCTCTCTTTTATCCGTATTTTCCATGTCCATTGCCTCAAAACTTACATCAACATCTTTGACAAGATACTTTTTACCATTTAATGTAAATTCAATCGAATTTTCATCTAAAAATTCATCAATGTTTACAATCTTTTTTGCCATGACTCTTCTCCTTTATTATACGTTAGTTATATCTATAATCCTAGCAAAGCTAGAATCATCTGCCATAAAGCTAAAATCCAAAGTAAAAGGTCGTTGTTCATATGTACCAAACATAATTGCAGAATTTATAGTAAACTTGTTGTTATATAAAGTTATAATCATATCGGTGCATGTAATAACAGTTTTAGCATAGTTTAATAAAGTAATATCACCAGTAAGCTGAATATTAGTATCCCAACTGAATAAATTTAATTGTCCAGATCCACCATAAACAATATCTACTTTTTCTTTTGTACGTAGTTTAACATAAGAGTGAACATCAAGGGAAAGACTGCCTCCACCGACAGTCTTTCCCAAATTCACTGAATTATGCGTTATGGTAGCTGGACCAAAATTAAATATAGCCATAACTTATGCTGAAGCTGTTTCATCTCCGAGAACAGCAATAGTATCGTTATCATCCACATAGCCAGTAGCTTCAAAAGCAATAACACGCTGATCATTACTATTATAAGCAAGATCAATAGCAGCACGAATACCAGCTTTTGTAAGCGTTATCCAATCATTAGCATCGGCAGAAGCTACACCATCTACATAAGGTTTTAATACAACTTTTTTAGCATTATCAAGTAGAGAATAACCAGAATTAGGAGATACCAAAACCTTCTGTTTTGCACCATCTGTAATAACAGTAGACTTTAAAATAAATGCTAAATTAGCTAAAGTAATATCAGTTAAGTTAGCAGCTATTTTTACTTTAGTCCCAGTTATTGTTTCACCAACAGGTGATTCCCCGTCTTGATCTGTTCTAAGTTCCTGGAAAGTCTCTTCTACTGTAAAGTTTACACCACCAAGTGTTTTTCCCAGATCAGTAAGACCACCCTCACTTGTTCCAACATCACCATAAAGTATCTGACATGGACCCAACTCATAACCCATATTTTATTCCTCCTTTATTCTTCGTCTACTATTTGAAATGAAACTTCAAATATATTTCTTTTTATATTATCCTGACCTAACCACCTACTTACAACTTTATCTTTAACACTCCAAGTACTTCCTGTTGTTCCCCTATGATTTTTCATTAATGTTTTAATACTATTTGCTAATGTTTTTGCATCTTCATAATTTTCATATATTATAATAACAAATATATAATGAATAGCCAATCCATCCGAGTTATCATCAGAAAATAGCGTTCGTACAACTACTCCATTACTTGTATCTTCGGGAAGATAAGCTAAAAATAAATCTGCCCCAAGAACAAGATCAGTATTTGCAGCTATGTATTGAGCTATGCTGATCTCCGCCATTTTTTCTTTATCCTTTCAGCTGCATTTTTAGCTGCTTTTAAAAGTAATATATTTATTATAGACGGAGTTATTATCTGCTGTATATTAGCTAGACCTCCCATAACAAAAGGAGCGTAGTCAAATAACATTTGTCCCCCTTCTACATAAAAAACAGTAGCCCCTCTAGTTGCTGGTTTAGGTGTTGTAAATATAATATTGCCTTGAAATGATGCTGGATCATCTACTACCACTTCTGGAGGTTCTGGTGGGATTATAGGTAATTTACTTGTAGATGTGCCATGATTAGTATTAACAACCAAATCACCATCAACATAACCGAAACCACTATTTACTAAACGTCCAGTATCTATCGGCACAAATGGAAGTATGCCAGCAATTACTTCAGATACCATTTCTTCTGCTTCTCGGCGTTTATTATCAATAATAAAAGCACGAAAATCTTTAGTTAGTTCAGTATAAGGTTTAGCCATATATAAACTCGATGTGATGAAAATCACCTTTCATATTATTAAAAACAGAATATTTAAGTATTTCATAAGTTGTTCCGTTATATGTAATATAACAATTAACTAAGTCTACTTCATCAAACATGATACAAAAGCCTTTAGCTTTATTAATAATATCAAAAGATCCACCAAATAAACTTTGTAACTTAGTAAAACTTATATGATGCTCTAAATATACAGAATAACTACCTAGTGAAATAGGTGTACTATCAGTCTTTTTCCAATCAACTGTTTTCTGTGATATAGTTATTGTCGAGTTTGTTCGGGCCATTTATATCTCTCTATTTCGTAAGTAGTCTGAGTATTAGTTTCTACTGCTAATTTTCCTGCACTTACAGATTGTGCATACTCTTTAAAAAGTTCATTATATTTTTCAAATTTAGCAGAATCATTTTCATACATAGAACCCATACGATATGAAGGGCGATATTTTTTTCTAAGTAAATTAAATACAAACATTCCAGCCAATTTAATTTGACTGTCTAGGAATTTACACAAAATAAGATTTTTTTCTTTATCTGTGAGTTCATCTAATGCTTCTGAACCTACTTCTAATAATAAAATATCTTCTTTCATATAAACTCCTAAGAAAATTAGAGGGAATACTTAATGCATTCCCTCTAACATTTTAAATAACCTACTTTTAACTTACTACATTGTACATATAGTAACCAAGATCGGAGGCAACTACCAGAGGATCAACTTTTACAGCCAATTCAATACGAAGAGCATTATTCTTCTCTTCCATGAGTATTTTCTGTGTTCTTATCTTATCCTTACCTCTATACTTGTAGACCATATGATAACCTGCAGAAGGCTCAAACTTACTAGGCTTCTTTGGTGTGTGTACAAGAAGTGCTGTACCGGATACAAGGAAATCATCAGCATCACTATTAACTGCATCCAGAATACGAATATCATCAAGCTCGAACAATCTAGCAATAAGATCTTTGGTAACAACCTTATCATTAGTAGTTTTAATACTGCCTGTGATATGTGTATTAGTTTTAAGAGCTTTGAATACATCATAAGTGATAATGAGCTTATTAGGTTCATAACCAGTAGTCTTCTTGATAGCTTCCTTAGCATCAAGAATGTATTCAACAGGATTAGCATCCGAAACACCTGATGTTTTTGCATCCCACTGATTGTAAGAACTACCAGATAGATCAAGGTCTGTTCCCCATATACCTGTTCCTATATATGTATCTACAAGATTCTGGAGAAGAACTCTACGAATACGATTATCACAGAAGCTGATAGCATCTTTTACAGGATCATAAGGATTATCATACTCATTACGATCATCTTCAGTTATATCCTTATGAAATGCAAACTCTTCAACCAGATACGACTGCTTATCAACCTCATAATCGTCACCGAAACTCTCAGTTGCTCCAGTACGTTTATAATCATTTTTAGTTCCAATACGGAACCAATCAGCCTTTTTATACTTTGCCAAATAACCTGCGAGCTTTGTTGTAGGTACATCAGGAAATATATCAAATGCTTCCAGAGGATTATCTACAACATAGCGATTCGCTACATTTCTTACAAAAACTGAACTAACAACGTCTGACCAATGTGGCATAACAATACCTCCTTTAACCTATAAGATCGATTTTAATCTTAGTGTTTGCGGCTATAAGAGCTTCAAGGGCAATAGCTCTAATATGATGTGTGCCTACTGTGCCTTTAACGAATACGCCATCATTAGCTGCTGTGCCACTTGGTGAACCCGTTCCATCAGGTGTAAGAGGATCACCTACAGCAATAGCTGAAACTGCACCATCACAATATGCTTCACAGTGACCTCTGCTATAAATAACAGATGCTTCACTAGCACCATTGCCTGTTTCAACTACACCTGCGGCAATATCACCTTTCTGTGTAGTAAGAGCCCCTGCATAGGTTACTACACGACCTTCCTGGTCAGCCAAAGTTGTAGATGAGACCAGGTTTCTTTTCTCAACATACTGCTCGTATTTTGACATATTTTACCTCCAAAATCCTATTAATGATCCAAGGACTTCATTTTTTCTGGATTTGCCTTAGCATACTCTACCCAAGCATCCGAAACAGAAATCTTCTGATCTTTTGCTAGTTTTTCGACTTCTCGAGTAATAGTTGCTTCGTTTTCATTAAGACCATCAAGTTCAACACTGCCAACCTTCTTTCCAAGATCTTTGATGGTTTCCTGAAGAGATACAACTACATTCAGGATAGAATCAAGGGCATCCGACTCAATACTATCAAAAAGAACTTCAAACTTTTCAGCATGTTCTTTGCCTATCTTCTGCACAACATCATTGACAAAACGATCTTTTCTCAGCTGCAAGATAGTCTTCTTGCTATCTTCAATATCCTTCCGAATTTCAGGATCAAGATTAGCATACTTATGCTCCTCTTTAAGAGTGTAACTATCTTTTGCAAGAACATCGAATTTTGTAGTATCAACTACCTTCATATCACTGTCTTTTTTAACTATCTCGACTTCAGCAGTTTTTACCACAGATTCCCCTTCAGCCATAAAGTCTTTAGCTTCAAAGCTGATCCCAAGATCCTTAAGGCAAGCAATGATATCTGTTTTATTCAGCTTAGTATCAGTATCTTTAAGCTCTTCTTTAATTACCTCAGATACATCAGCTTTGCTTGCAATAAGTGCCAAAAAATTTGCCAGTTTGTTCATAATACCTCCTTTGTCCTTTACAAGAATAAATCTTTGTCTGTTTTTTGGATTGGCGGCTAAACTCACTTCGTGTACTCTTAATTTCATTTTCATTTTAGCCATATATTCCTCCAATAATGTAATGTCAATTTTCATAGTAAACTGATTTTTTGTCAATAAATCCATTAAACATAAAAAAAGTGCCTCATATTGCTATGAGGCACAAAAACAGTTAAGGAGAAGTATGATCTTGATTTTTATTCAGATATTAGATAACCACCTATAGAAAATCCTACAATCTTATTAGTTAAGATATCTTTGCGTATATTCTCATCATGTATAAGCCACCGTTGTAGCCAAGTTCCCTTTTTAACTTCTTTATCATTAAGTTTAAAATCAGTTGGTGCTGTATAACTTTCAACTAAAGTTACTTCATTTTTATTTAATCTTACAGTATGCCTATAAGCAGTGTTACTAAAGTTTGAATTATATTCATAACATGCTTCCTGGATAGTTAGCATATCGAAAACGTGACCATCAGCATCTTTATAATCAGGTTCAAGTACTATACCAAAGATTTCCTTACCTTCTGCATCATGTTCCTGAATACTAAAATCAAATGTAGGATCAGAATCTTTAAAATACTTATCATAAATTCGTGCTGCTTCTTTAGCTACCATAGTATAGTTATATCTTTCAGCACTAGCTATAGCTGCTACTACTAATTCCTTATTAAACTTACCATCTAGATTCTTAACCGGAAATTTCCTGTTACCGTCTTTAGTTATTAATAGAAAGTTGTCTGCGTGCAACTTTCTTCTACGTTCTTGTGATGAGTATGCTCTATATAATTCTTTACTGATCTGTGTTTTCTGTGTCACGTTTGGCATTTCTGTCTCCTTTTTGCTTTTCATATGGTAAGTTAGCTAACATTAATAAAGATTTTTCCAATGAGTCTGTAGGCCTTATAACTTGATTCTTTGTTAATTTATCTACAAATTCACCTACTTCTTTTAAAGCACTCTTATTTGGAAAAAATAGACTTAATGTGGGTGCTGTCATGTTATTATACTTACATAATCTATTAATGACTTTCTGTAAAGTAGTACACATTTTCCTAGCGTAAGATTCGCAACAAGTTACAAAATTGTTTAAATGCACACCTACATTTGCATTATTGGTAGATGCAAAAGCACCTAGAGCTAAGAAATTAGCTAATGTACTTATAGCCATTTCAGTATTATACCTAGCGATAATTTCATTAGTTGGAGTAGTAGTTCTGTTTTCTCCTCTAACAATCTGAAAATCCCATCCACTAGGTTTTACTATACCTTGCTGACTATCTTTACGTACAGCTCCTACAAGTGAAATAGCCCACTGTAATGTTTCTGCTGCATTAGGATCATATGTAGGACTGGTTTCTAAAGCAGCTGTAAAATCAAAATTTTCTGGTGCTGTTAATATAGGTAATCCAGTTAAATCTCTTTCAAGCCCAGTTGCTTCTGATGCTTCTACAGATAACTTGTAATAATAAGGCTTATAAGCAGCCCTAATAATACTATCTCCAAAAGGATTTCTATTAGATGCTAAAAATGTATGATGAACACATTTAGTATAAGGAATATTATACACACCTTCAGTACACTGTTGTACAACATTTCCTTCTTCATTATTTATTTTCTCGATAGTTGTTTGAAATCTTGGTTCAATATCAACCAGAATAATTCTTCCATTATCAACTGTTATAAGCATTTCTCCTACATAAAACCCAAAACATAATGCACTAGCCATATCGAAAAATATAGAGGACATATCAACAGGAAAGTTATCAAACATATCTTTTATAAATGCTTTATTACTTCCAGTTAATTCCCAGGATAAACCAGACAGTATATTATAAAGTAGTAACATGATACCACCAATTATAGGCTCATTGCGATACATCTTATAATATAACTGTAATCCTGTAGGAGGCTCTAATTCTGTTAGAAATTCAAGGTTACTGGTTCCCTTCATAAAATCTTCTGTACCTAAACTGCCCATTTTAGCTCTAGATACAAAAGCATCATTAGCTTTCTTTACTTCAAATAGTTCATGTTTGATTTGGTCTATCTCTTTTTGTAACTTGTTATTACCAAACATAATCTTCTCCTATTATTGAAGGAATCTACTATATTTCCCGAATCTATTAGCTTGTTTTTGTGTAACCAATATTTTCGACAACCGATTATTAATTGATTGTGGCATAAAAAGCCCAACAGAGCCAACACTAAAATTATCTACAACACTACTTAACATCAAAGCATCAGCATAGTCGGGAGAAAACCCAAGTATATCTATAAGTTTCTCTTTTGCTTGCATAGATATTGGGCCTTTATCATAATTAAATTTAATATTGACTAATTCTTTTTTAAGTCTTTCAGGCGGTTTTACAGGAAAATGAGTATCCATTATGACTTTTTTAAGTGTGTAATAACCTTCGGTACGCTTTCTATCATACATATTAGTATCATGAGCTTTTTCTGATCCTATAAAACGTATTATTTTATATCGTCTTTCACTTTCTAATAAGTCACATAAACCAGAACCAATACCTACACCATCGACTACAACAACTACATCATAATTTTTATACCTAGATTCAATGATACGATATATACTATTTTTTAATAATACAGTATCATTAGTATTAAATTCGTCCCATGCTACGATAGACTGTCCATGACGATTACATATAACTGACATATCTGTGCCTCGACCTGCGACATCGACCCCAAGCACAACTCTGCCATAAGCTCTATCTTTATTACGAGCTATAAGGTCATCAAACTGTCGTGGGCTAATAAGAAGTGTATCTTCTAGGTCTATTGGAAGGCCAAGCACTTTAGCTTTATACATAGGTGAATCTTGACCATAACGAGCTATAATACGTTCTTCGTATGTTTTTGATACTAATGGACTTTCTCTTGCATCGAAAAATAACACTTTAAATCCTTTACCTTTACCTTTAGGATCACTAATAGTATCATAGTAATAACCTCCAGTTGATACAGGATTAGAAATAAGAAGGATACGAGCATTTTCCTTGGTCATTGCACCATCAAGTGCTGTGAATACAGGATTAGGTACACCGGAAGATTCATCAACCATGATAAGAAGATTAGGAGCATGAAAACCAGCTAAGGTATCATTAAGTTGTTTACCATCTCTAGGAACAGTACGCGCAACAGCATACCATTCTTTAAATTCTTTTATTTGTAATTTACCAGATTTAAGCTCAAATAAATGCTTTAATTTGCACCTATTAAGCCATGTACTTATCTCACTCCATAGAATATCATCAAGGAGCTTACCAGAAGGTGCTGTGGTAGGAATTTTTGCATCGAGAAAAGAAGATAAAAACCAAAGAATAAGCAAAGCAGCGACAGCAGTCTTTCCTATGCCACCACCGCCTGCCACACAAACATTTTTATCATGAATTATTGCATTGCCTATTTCTATTTGTTGCCATGTAAGATCATCAAAATCAAGCCCTGAAAAATCAATATTATCTCTGACCCAACCATGAAAATCTTCTGCATACTTAGCATTAAGTATTTTTACTATTTGTCTTATCTTTCGCTGTCGTTGTTCCTTCATTCCTCCCTAGTTATCATGTCTTCTAAAATTTTGTCAAATCCATCGGACTTACCACCATCTTTAACATTAACAGATGTAAGAATGGCTTTAGCTGCTTGTATAACTTCTTTATTATCCGCACCAGCATGTTCTCTTAATATATCAAATAATCTCTGTCTTGCTATTATTTTACTAGCTTTTGATAATAATATATCCGCTTTATCTATTTCTTCATCTAAATATTTATTAAATATATTCTCATGTTTAGGATCAACAGTAAATAATCTATCAAAGCTATTTACATTCAAATCAAGTTCAACTGCAACAGCACGTAAAGAACTTAAATCTAAAAAACGCCTAGCAATATAACGCACAAATAGTTCATCCAAAAAAGCCTCTTCAAGTCGTTCAAAACTATTAACTTTAGTTATGTCCATTATCTACATCCTCGTTAAAGTATTTTATAAGTCTGTCTGCTATAATCATTCTAGTTCTATTCAGTGTTTTCCATATATCTTTTTCATATTCAAGTCGTTCATTACGTACACCTGCATACGGTGGTATATAGCAAAAATAATTGCACTGCAACATAATAGGTTTAAATATATTGTCTACCCACCAAGCACTTTGTGAGTAAAATCGAGGGTCTTTCATCCAAGCACCATAAAAAAGAATAGGGCATAATGGTATATGCTTAGCGACAATAACACGGCGACAAACTAAATCAAGTTGTGTTATATTTGCTTTCTTAGCATATTCATTAAGCCCTTCAAATGGACCTGTAACATATATAAATTTTCTATTCATCTTTTTATTCTGCTGTTTTTAATAGCAATCTATACCATGAAATAAAAGATAAAAAATCTCTATTAGTACTAAATACTGTTTTAAGGCTTTCTAATTTTTCATGCAATGATCTTTCTACGTATGGATCTACTTTATAATTACTATTCTTTTTTATTATCTCTGTAACCATACGACATTTCAAATATATAGTAAAATCAAGGAAATATATAGAAGCTAACTGACAATCTTCTGCAAATTTTTTATCTATATTCCAGTTAACAGCATAATCATCTAACATATTTCTTATTATTTTACTATAATCACTATTAAGTAATTCAACTAATTTATCAAGATGTTTTGCCTGCTCTTCTGAAATATTAATTGTTATCTTTCTTGTTTCCATCTGCTTCTCCTTTCATATAAGTTTCGTAAATCTTTGTATCAAGTAATTCAATTATATTTGCAATAGTTACAAGTTTAGGCATATTTCTAGGCTCTCGAATTATATAAGCCTCTCCTTGATGTTCAAACTTTAAAGTTACATTTTCTTTTCCTGGAATTATCTGTATCTTAGTAACTTTTGACCACTTTGATACTATCGAAAAGAAATCATCAGGACAAGTAGCTTTATTCAGAGCATAATTAAGCTGGTCAGCAGTTATATTAAATAAATTCCATGCTATAGCTTTCCAATTAGAGTAGCCCATCGTAGTATCAAGATTATCACGAATTATATCTCTACACAATGTAGATACACTAAGTCCTCTGGTTTTTGCAGCCTTCTCAATCAACTGTTGTAGTTTATCACTCGTTCTAAAACCTATAAATCCCATATCAATTTTCTCCTTTCAACTTGTTTATATAATACAATTTAGTGCTTTTTTCTTGTACTAATTCAATCTCGTTCATTTCAACCAGTGTTTGCAAACATATCTTAAAATCGGCAGGATTCAAATCTGTATAAAACATTTTCATCAAATCCTTTGTGTATAGCTTGCCACCATTATCTTTTAATAGTCCTTGTATTTTATAAACGTATTGTGCTAATTTGTTACCACCTGCAATAAGATATGACATACGCAATCTTTTCTCAGTCATTTTAAATAGATCAATGGCACGTTCAAAATCAATCTTTTGTATTATTTTTCTTAAATCTCCAACAGCCATTAAACCGGCTACTTTTAATATATGTACTTTATTCCTACGTTCAAGATAAGCTGCTATACGGTAATCTTCTGATGGACTAATATCTTGCGACATATACCAATCATCATAAAACTTTTTAGCGGATTCAGATAATTCAAGTGGGCCATACCAATCAGCAATAGACGTCAACATCTCTAAGCACTCTGCTCTTGCATCTACTTGTTCTTTAGTATAAATTGGTTGAGGATACTTTCCTCTTTTTTGGTCTAAATATATTAATATGCACCTAGCAAGAAAACCTGTAGATGCCATATCACCAGCTAACTGAGGCCCAAACCATTGAGGCACAGCAGCTGTTAATAAATTAAAGTAAGGGTATGGCAACTCGAAAGTACCAGAATTTTTTGTTTTATAAGCATACAGATCATCCTTACTATACATATCGACTAGAAACTTAATCATATCGACACCAGAAGATAAAAGTACATTTAACTCATCACTTAAATAAGTTACACTGCAATGAGGAAAAATACTTTCTACGTCTAATTGGACTGTTTTCATACTTTCTAGCATCTCAATAATTATCTTTTCCTTTAGAACTGAACCTTCCAGTAAACGATAACCTGCATCTTTAAGTAGCTTTCCTGCAAGATCAAGTGATGAAGATTTAGCACATAGTCCAGCAGGACTAATTAATACTACATAAAGATTAAAATAAACATTAAAGAATCCTCTATCTAGCCATAATCTTTTTTCACAAGCACCTGCCAAAGCTGAAAGACCACACCATAAATGAAATAATTCTGGCGTTTCATTACCACGAGTATAAAACCGATAGCATTCTAAGAAGCGATTGTATTTCATCACATATCCTTTTTCTGTAATGTCTCATATATCTCCTTAACTTTAGCAAGGTCTTTAACTTCGACCATCTTTCCCCACGAATAACCTATTTCAAAATCACAGGGGATAATCATTTCAATTCCATGCACATCTATTTTTTGTTCAATTAAACGCTTCATTTTTAACATCGTATAGTTAATTATATTTATATCATCTTTTACAGCAACAAGAATTGAGTCATGAACCTGTAGTTTAAACTTAAAATTAGGTATCGTTTTCCAACAACGTATTAATCCTCTATTAAGATACTCAGCAGATATTGATTGCGGTTCAGCAGCAACAGCTTCCCTTAATCGACTATCATTCAAAGGCCCGAAAAACTGCATTACTCGACCAAAAGGTGTAACAATAACCTTTTTATCTTTTACAGTTTTATGTACTCGTTCTTGCCATTCATGCAGTTTAGGATGCATATTATGATACTTATTTTTTAACCTTTCCGCTTCTCCCATTGAACACTCTAATATTTCACTCAATAACATCTTACCCAAACCATAATGAGTTCCATGAGCTACACGTTTAGCGACTTGTCGATGAGTTTTCTTTTCTACTTTCTCTATAGGAATGTTATATAAAAATGAAGCAGTTTTACTATGTAAATCTTCTTTATCAAAGGCTTCTAACCACTCTATATCTTTACAAAGAGCAGCAACAACTCGTGCCTCAGCCTGACTTAAATCCACTTGTACAAATATCTCTCCAGGATCAGCTATATAGAAAGAACGAACTTCTTTCGGCTGGTTTTGAAAATTCATTCCACTTCCAGTTATACTCTTTGAAGATGACATACGACCTGTATAAGTTCCACCTATATTTAATGCATATCGAATACGTCCATCTGTGTCTAATTTTAGTGTATAAAAGTCACGTTTTTTATATGATTCCTTAAGTTTTCGGATTAATTCTATACGTGCTTTATATGGAGTTGGGAATGATGCAAGTCTAGCAAGTTTTTTATCTTCTGTTGTTATTTTTCCTTGTTTTTTCTGTACAGGCATTCTCCAAGTATCATAAATTAATTCTTTAAGTTGTTTATGTGATTTAATATTAATCGGTCCTATTGCATGTTCTTTTATTCTTTCCATGATTTCTATGGCTTTTTCATTTTTGTCTGCAAATTCTTGAACTGCTAATTCATCCACTCTAAGTCCAGTAAGCATAGCATACAAACAAGGCTGAAGTAATTCCATAGATAACTCGAAAGTAGGACGGACTTTCCAATCCTCTAATTCTGTTAGCAATGCTTCATATACTTCATAAGTAAGACAACAATCTTTGCCATTGTAAATATAAAGAGTATCCCAGAGACTACTATTCATTAAAGCGTCTTTAGATGATAACTGAGAAAATACTGATTTTCCTTCGTCTTTCCAATAAGGTTCTTTAGTATATATTGAGCCACAAAAAGCCAAAGATTTTGGATATGTAGGATAAACTGCATGTTGAGCAAGCATTGTATCAAAATAAATATTACGATTTAATATCTTATAATAGTAAGCATTATGGAATACATCAAACAATGCGTTATGAAATATCTTTGGAGTATTCGACATAGCGAATTTACCTATTGCTTTAAGCAAAGCAGGAAGTTTTAATAAGTCATAAGGTATAACAAAAGCATTATTAGCACTAAGCCCTACTCCATAAGAAGTCATAACAGGCCCACTTGTTTCAATATCAACAGTAACTGGTTTTTCTATGGCTGTTACAGATTCTAGTTTATTTATTGCTTGTTCTGGAAAGTGTAATATTTCTATATTACGTTCTGGATAAAAAACTTCAGATGTTTCTGAGTCTGCAACTGCTTTCTTTATGTCGGCCACTACAATAGGTTCATACAAGCCGTTACCACGAATAAGATCTTCTGGATGAAGCGTACCATAAACTTTTAATCCCTCGACAATAGCGCATGGAAAAGCCGTACCTCTATATTTTATAACACTAGAAGCACCTGTGAGCATTTCTAATGCTCTCCCTCCAACAGCAATTACTGTAGTTAATCCTTTTTCTTTCCATGCAGATAAATCAGATATTAATTGATCTTTTCCATCTTCTATTGTTTGTTTGGAAAGTGTTTCATAAATATTTTTAGTAGGTCTTACATGAACAGTATTAGTAATATATACAGATGTTCTTTCTATTCCTGCTAAACGTAATAGTTTATTAAACAGGAATCCTTCTGGACCAGAGAACGGAACCCTAGTACGCATTTCAACTTCGCCTGGTGCTTTTCCAACAAAACATATTTTCGATGATTCTTTAGGAATATATTGGATTAATGTCATTGTGTTTATACCTTTATTTATATATAGGATTCATACGTTATATGCACCATATCGAAATGTATATCATACACCATATAAAACCATTACCCATGCATGATCCATGCATACCATTAAGCCAATAAAAATGATTAACAAATAAGGTTTACTTTATTGTTTTGTGCAACTTACTTGTTTATCGTTTTTGCCCAGTCTCTTGTATATACAATAGTGCTATTGTAATTTACTTCAAGTTTTTCACAACCTCTAAAAAACCTATCAGCTAAAAAACAAGATCTTAAAGTAGAACCACTACCTACAAAAGTATCTACAACAGTATCTCCTGGGTTAGAGAATATATTAAGTATATCACATAGTAATGATTCAGGTTTTTGTGCTATATGTATTCTGTTTTTACGTACAGTATCATATGGAAAGACATTGCCTCGACCTTTAGTTACAAGTTCGGCTTTTGTCCCTTTCCAGCCATATATAGCAATTTCACAAGCACTACCAAGATTTTTATCTGGATTTGACGATCTACCTGATGCATTTAACTTTACCCATACCAAAGGAGTAGCAGATGTATAAAATCCTGCGGTGTCCATCATATCTAGAATAGTATTCATATGTTCAAAAGCGACCCACACTACAATAAATCTATTTTTCTTCAAGATTCTATAATAGTGTGACATGCAAGAATCAATCAATTTTAATATTTCCTCTGGATCATCATCATAAGTAGTGAAACTTTCACCTCCAGCAATCTCATCATAATTAATAGCGAATGGTGGATCAGTCAGAATGAAATCGACAGATTCTTTCTTTACTGTAGGTAGAAAGTCTAACGCATCCCCTAGATATAGATTGGAAATATAATCTTCAATCTTTCCTGTTATCTTTTCTTCTAATGCTTTTTCAACCCTAGTCTTCTGAATAATATCAGTGATATTTTTACTTCTCATCTTTTCTATGGTTGTAATAGCATCACGTATATTTGTACAATTCTTTATATCTTCTTCATGCCTTAAAAATAATAACATACGACTTACAAAACTTTTATCTTTAGACAAAAGGCGTCCGGTATCATCCATACTCCAACCTTTACCTTTAATGCCTTTAACTGCTTCTCCATGTATATCGACATACTTCTTATGAATAGCACTTACCAATCTTGCTGTTTCAATAGGGGTAAAATCAAGACGTCTAAAATTTTCTTCAAATTGAACCACTAATGGGTCTACTTTATCTCTAAAAACAAAGTGTTCATTTTCTTCTAATTCTTCAAGATTTATGTAATCTCGTAAAGCAATAAAGCGCCTTCTTCCAGCTATTACTTGATATTTTCCATCAACTGCATTCGTTAATATAATCGGACTTAACAACCCATTGTTCATAATAGATAAGGCTAAATCGCCTATATCTACTCTATCTTCCCTAAAGTCACTTTCAATAATTATATCACTTACAGGTATCTTCATAAGGGCTCCAAATAATAAAATAGGGATACCCCTACACTATGCAGAGGTATCCCTGACTGAAAGGGATTAACTAATGGCTTCGATCTTTTTAATATTGTTTGTCATCTCGCCTTCACCACCCTGAGGATTAGGTTTCTGGATAACATGCAGAATTGCTTCACAATCCTTAAAATCATCTGTATCCAGTTCAGTTCCCGAAGGAATACCAGCGAGAAGTGCATACTGCTTTACCTTCCACTCAGTTTCAAGCAGTACATTATCAAACAGTTTCCGTCCCTCATACTCACCTTCAGTAATAATCCAGACAATCTTAAGCATAGGCTTATTGGTCTTCTGGCTCTTTGTAAGCTCGACAGACTCAATACGTCCATAATAAGTGCCCGGCTCAAGGGGAGTAAACTCCGATGATACATTTTCAAGATCATAATCCAAACTAATCTGTGGCATAAAACTTTCCTCCTGTTATTTAGTTATATTTTTTACTTCTTTTTCCACTATACCTTCGCCAAACAATTTTTCATCAGGTGTCCATGTAGGTTCTGGCAACTTCTTTCCTAAATATGCTTCTAAATAAGGTTTCATTTTCAAGTAAGTAGGATTTTCCATGTCAGGAATCAAAGAACGTGAACCTGTAGCAGTCATACGATCAGGCATTGACTGTAAATGCCTAGTAAACTGTCTATTTCTTTTGCCCCCACTAACTTCTGTATGTATATACAGTACTTCTGAAACAAATCCAGGAATCCTTTGACGCATCGAAGATGGAAGCAACAAAAGTTTTCTCAATTCCCCTGTAGCTTTTTCTTCATAATAATTATCGTGACCTAATATTATAACATTTGCCTTACACGCTTCATCTTTAAAATAGTCAAAATAATCAGTCAGTTCCATTGTAAAGGTATTCCAATCCTGGATTTGTAATGGCCTATTTCCTGTTGATCGTTCAATATGTCTTTGTAAAAACTCACCTATTCTAGCTAGATGATCTATAACTATTGTATCATCCTCTTTGCATGTTTTAGCTAACATTTCAGCGAGTTTTTTGTTCTTTGTCCAGGCAGAACTGTTCATTGCCATTTTCTCTCCACAAAGTTCTATATAATCTTTATCTGTAGTTTTTCCTGACCCAACATTAAAGTGTTTAAAATCAATATCAATGCCTTGTTTTGTTGTCATTGCTTTAACACTGCCAAGTCCATCATCAACATTGACATAATACAGATTAGGAAACTGTGAAGCTAGTACTGATTTACCAACCTTAGGTGGACCCCAAAACAAAACCATAAATTTTCCTACGGCTTCATCTTTAAAACTTCCCATAATCTTCTCCTTTCAGCGTTATTGTATCGTTTTCCGCTATAACCTTAAGTGTTATAAAAGTTTCAATGCAATCAGAACAAGTAAGTACAGGCATTTCTACATCTTTCAATTCATATATTTTTTCATTAGAATCAAGAACACATATATTATATTCAGACGAACTTTGTATCATATTACTACCACAAACAGGACATTTAATTACCATGACAGATTCACCGCTTCTTCATT